GGAACAAGGTGGATCAGAGTTCTGGAGTAATAGAAGCTTAAATGCTCAACATCTTTATTCTCATGACAAAGAAATCGGGGAAATGTTATATGATATTCGTCAAAGAGTGGCAAATGCAATAAAAGACTCATATAACCTATCAGAAATATATCCAGATCTATTTCAAGTCATTCGTTGGTTTCCTGGTATGGAACAAACTCCACATTGTGACGATATGACAGATGCTCATGAAGATAATAAAGAATCATTAGAATGGTTTAATCATAGAGAGTATGGAGCTATTATATATTTAAATGATAATTACTCTGGTGGACATACATATTATCCAAATTATAATTTTGACATTGCCCCTGCCGTTGGAAAACTTGCAATACACCCAGGAGACCCAGAGCACCTTCATGGCGTATCTAAAATAGAAGATGGTGTTAGATATACCCTTGCCTCGTTCTGGACTCAGGATGAGAAATACTTTGATGGATGGGTTCTTTAATTGAATTATATCAATGATCCTGGTTTTGAGGTTCCTAAAGACAAAATCTTAATAATTCCTTTTTCTGGTAGAGATGATCAATATGATAGATATCCAGAAATTGTAGAATCTTTAAAGGGTAATATTAAAAGAGACTGGCTTAGTAACCATGCCTACTATTGTCTTCCCCTTAATATAGGAAATCAATACGGTTTTATTATCAAGGCAGCATATGATTTTGATGCAACCTGGGATGGATCCCTTGGAAACCCTAATGATATTCATATTAACATATATGAGCCAGGAGAGTCCCTTTCCATGCAACAAGTTAGTCCAGGATTTGCTGAAGGTATCTTAACCATTCAAAATAACTTTCAATTTAAAACCCCTCCAGGAATTAACTTAATGACCATTGCTGCCCCAAACTTCTTTATTCCAGGAATGCAAGCAATGACAGCCGTAATTGAGGCAGACCAGATAAGACGAGACTTTTCCTTTAATCTAAAGATAACCGATCCCAACAGGGTAGTTAGTGTTAAAAAAGGTGATCCTCTAGCTGCCTTTATTCCTATCCCTAGATACTTTGTAGAGGAATTTGAACTAGATACTGTTAATAAATACTTCTCAGAAGAGCTTATTAAAAATGAACAAAATGATGCAAATGAACTAGGTCGTCAAAGATTAAATGAAGATAAAGAAAAAGCACATTATTCAGGTAGAAAATATTTTAATGGAATTCACGCATTCGGACAAAAGTTCAAAGATCATCAAAAAAGAGTATAGTCTTCATATAAGGGAATATCTCTGCATATTATAAATACCTTCCATATATAACGAAGTTATAAGGGGGTAAGAGGGTATACTATTTCGCCGAATTTTGCGTTTTTAATTTGCGGATTTTTTGCGAGTTTTTTAAAAATGGTATAATTAAACATTATGGCAGTAACAATTGTTAGAACAACCAATGCAACTCAGTTAAACTCTTTGCTTAGTCAAGCTTCTGCCTCAACAACTTATCTTACAAAGGCTTCTGCCTCAACAATTTACCTAACACAAGCATCTGCTTCAGTTACTTATGCTCCACTACCTGCTACCCCAGTTGGAACTATTGTTATGTATGGTGGAACTACAGCACCTACTGGTTGGCTATTATGCAATGGTCAATCAACTTCTGGATATGCTGCCCTTGCTGCAGTAGTTGGCGGGTTTGTTCCTGACTTGCGTGGTCGTGCTCCAATTGGCTATGGAACCAGTACTGATACAACTAACGTTCCAACTGCTCGCACAACTATTGGTGCTACAACTGGTGCTGAAGCTGTAACGCTAACATCGGCACAATCTGGTGTCCCAGCACACTCTCATGATAACACTGCTGCATTTACTGGTTCTGCTACTAGTACTGGATTTGAAGATGCCGATCACGCTCACACATTTTCATTTACCGAAACTAGTGACTCTGTTGGTGACACTGCTGGTCGTTATGACTCATCTGCTGCTACTTCTCAAGGTACACAAACTTATGCTACTGGTGGTCGTACTGGTGGTGCTTATGGTGGTGGACAACATACACACAGTGTTACCTCTGCTGGTACTGTGGCAGTAACAAATGTTAATAATACTACTGCATCCGCTTCTTCCTCACACAACAACATGCAACCATCTACAGTTGTTAATTTTATTATCAAGACTTAGTGATATAATTGTAATATTATGACAACTAAAATTCAATTAAGAAGAGATACTTCTTCAAACTGGACTACTACAAATCCTACCCTTTTTTCAGGTGAAGTTGGATTTGAAACAAATACTGGAAAATTTAAAATTGGCAATGGATCTAGTGTATGGTCTGCTTTAAGTTACTTTGGTGGAGAAGTTGATTTATCAACATACTTAACTATTTCTTCTGCTTCTACTACATACCTAACCCAGGCTTCAGCTTCTACTACATACCTAACCCAGGCTTCTGCATCAACAACATATTTAACTCAAGCATTAGCTTCTAATACATATCAAAATAAAAATATAGATATTATTACAAAGTCAGAGGCATATGAAATAGCATCTGGAGATGAAAATGATTTAATTCAACTATCTGGATCTAATGCTTATACTGTTAGTATTCCTACAGATGCAAGTGCTAATTTTACTATTGGAACACAGATTAATCTATTAAACATTGGAACTGGTGTTAAAACGGTTGCAGCAGTAACTCCTGGAACAACAACCGTTAATGGAACGCCAGGATTAAAACTTAGAACTCAATGGTCAAGTGCAACACTTATTAAACGTGCTGCCAATACCTGGGTACTTATTGGAGATTTAGCAGAATGATTCCTATAGGAATTGTTGCAGTTTCTGGAGTAGTTTCTAAAACAGTTCTTTCTCCAACAGTTTCTTTAACAAATTTTAATGCATATACAAATAATATAACAGTCAATGTTCCAGTTGGAATGTCTGCAACCAATTATATTCTAGAAAGTTCAAGCTCAAGTTCTGGACCCTGGACTATTGTTTATCAAGGAGCATCTTCAACATATCAGCATACTGGATTAATTCAGGACACAGCATATTTTTATAGAGCAAGATATTCTAATGCTAATAACCTATTTAGTTATTCTAGTATTTCTAACACTGTTTCAACTAGACAAGAATCTGCAAAAACTTCAATATTCACCACTTCCACCAACTTTGTAAAACCAATAGGCGTTACAAATATATCTTATTTAATGATTGGTGCTGGAGGAAAGGGTGGAAACTCATATTGGAATAATGTATTTGGAGAATCTAGAATTGCTGGTGGCGGTGGCGGTGCTGGTCAATTAATAACAAGTCAAAGCTATTCCGTTCCAGAAGCACAAACTACATATCCAATAACTGCAGGAGTTGCTTCAAATACAACATTTCTTAGTCAAACAGCAATTAAAGGAGGAGATGGATCTTCCAACAATGCAGGTTCTAATGGATCGCATGGCGGTGGTGGTGGAGGAACCTACACAGAATCTGGTCAAACAATCTGGTCTCCTGGAAGTTCAACTATTGGAGGTTATTCAGGAGGTGTAGGGTTTGCTAATGGTAATCAAAATATTGCATCTGGCGGTGGCGGTGGAGGGACTGGAAGTGTTGGAGGAAATTATAATGCAGTATTTTACTATGCAGGATCTGGTGGTTCAGGAACTACAGTTTCTTTAAACGGAAACTCCTATACTGTTGGCTCTGGTGGATCTGGAGGGGCTTCAAGTTATAGTAATTCTGGAGCAAATCAGCCAAACTCTACAGGATATGGAAATGGTGGAAATGCGGCAAATGCAGGAAATGTTGGAAAAGGAACTACCTACACTGGTGGAAATGGTTCAACTGGTGCTGTAATTGTTTCTTGGCTTGATTAAATAAAATTAAAATTTATATAATGATATAATTAGATTACTATGGCTACAATATTTCCTGGATCCGCTTCTGTTGGTCAAATTTTTGATGGATATGAATTTAATGGAACCGCCTGGGATATTATTGGAATTGATTTAACTGCTGATTATTTAGAAACTTCCGCAGCAAGTGCTATATATCTTAATAAAGTAAGTGCTTCAAATACATATCAAACAATAGTTGCAAATGTTTCTAATACTGAAATAGGATACCTAGATGGTGTAACTTCTGCCATTCAAACACAATTAGATAATAAATCAACTGCCTCAAAAACAGAAACACTTACAAATAAAACTTTAACTACTCCAACAATTAATGGACCAGCAATTACTGCTATTGGGCAAACACCAACTATTCACGGTATATATCTTCCAGCACCACATAATATTATTTTTGAAGGTACAACAGCAAATGAATTTGAAACAACTTTAGAGCCAGGTGAGCCAACTGCTGATAGAACAATTACTCTTCCAGATCAAACTGGAACAGTTCAACTTAGGGTAGTAGATGTCTCTGATACAGAAATTGGAT